AGAAGTAGAGAAAGAAGAAGGAAAAGAAGAAGTAAAACCTGATAAGAAAGAAGAAGAAAAATCAAAAAGAAATAAATCAGATCATAATATTATGAAAAACACATTTAAAATTGTAGACGTCATCCGTGCTAAAGTAAACGGAACTGAGATGAGTGAAGCTACAAGAAATGCAATCAACAACGTATCAAAAGAGATGCGTGAGCAAGGCTTAGATGTGAATGGTTTAGCTATTCCATTTGAGTTGCGTGAAGCAGATACTTTACAAGGCCCTATAACAGGCAATGAGCTCAATGCAACAATCACTGAGACTCAAGGTAAAGTAACAATCCATGAAGATTATCAAAACATCTTAGCACCAGTATTTAATGCTAATGTATTGTCTGAGTTTGATAGCTTAGTTGGACTTAAAGGAAATGTTGAGATTCCAAGATACGGTGGAGTTGGTGCTGGCTGGAAAGGCGAGCTTAAGAAAGCAGATGAGACAACTATGGCAATGAATGCAATTGAAGCTAAGCCAAAGAGACTTACTTCTTACATTGTCTTATCTAAACAACTCTTAATGCAATCAGACTACAATGTTGAAGGATTTGTTCGTGAGCAATTAGTAAACGCAATCACTCGCACATTGCAGAAGACAGTTCTTGGTGATGAAGCTGCTTCAGAAGTAAAACCAGCTGGATTGTTCTATGGAGCTGAGTCTCTCACTGAAGATATTGATTTCGCTAAATTGGTTGACATTGAGAAACAAGCAGAAGAAGCAAATGTCAATAGCAACTTAGGTTATGTTATCAACCCAGCAATCAAAGCAGATCTTCGCACTACACTCAAATCAAATGTAGCAGGTTCTCAATACTTATATGAGAACAACGAGATCTTAGGCCAGCATACAGTTGTCACAAACGATGCAAAAGGTATCTTATATGGTGACCTTAAATCTATCGTATTGTGCTCTTGGGGATCTGGTATCGATATGGTTATTGACCCATATACTTTAGCAGACTATGATGCAGTTAAGATCACAGTAAATTCTTACTGGGATATTATAAACCGTGCACCACTTACTGGTGAGGGATTAGCTGCAACTGGAGTTAAGACTATTTACGCATACAAAGAAGCATCAAACGGATGAATAACTAATTACAGCACTATTGATATTGTATCAGATGATTCAACATCATATTAGATATTATCTCATCATAAAATATCATTTCATAGTGTTTTATATATTTATATACAGGGATGATAGGATATACTAATATCCCATCATCCCATTTTTATTCAAATCATATAATTTATTGAGTATGAGATACTTGACAATAAACGAAATTAAACAGCAATCAATCATAGATAAATCATTTAAAGATGACGATGAGCTATTATGTGCATTGGCAACTGCAGCGGAGGACTCACTAGAGCAAGAAATGGATATATCATTAGATGAGTTAGCTGAGGCAAATGATGGAGAATTACCAAATCCAATAAGACAAGCTGCGCTGATGTTGGCTGATTACCTGTATTCTGTAGAGCGAGGTGGTAGTGGAACTGGAGCAGAAGTCCCAGAAGTAGTTTATCGCCTATGCAGATTATACAGAAAATATAATTGATTGAAATATAATAACTTAGATATATGAATGCAGCATTATTGAGACAAGAGAAGATAGAATTGTGGTCACCAGTATTAGTCTCGGACGACTTCGGACATTATAACACAGAATGGTGCTTTGAGGGCACATGCAGAGCTGGAGTTATACATGACAACATGAACAGAGTGATTGACAATGATGAAGTTGTGTATGACATGACAACAGAGCTAGTTGTTCGCAGCTATGTCAAAGTAGAAGAAGACTGGCAGATAAGATGGGATGACAAGAAATGGCGCATCATATCGATAACTTCGAACAAATATTATAATGATAAATCTCTCCTAATCCAGAAAATTATAGAATAATACTATGCCACAAGACGGAGTACAAATATCGGGCGATCTAGCTATATCATTGAAATCATTAGAGACAGAATTTCCGCGGTATGCAAAAGCTGCGTTATTTGCTGGAGCTGCCTCTCTTAAGAATGACATCAAGCATACATTCCAGTCTAAACTTCCAGCAGCAACTAGAAAGAACCCAAAATATAACGACACACTTTTAGATGCGGTCAGGAATACCACTACATTGGGGGACGAGATAACTGTGCATGTGCTTGGAACTAGAAACCCAGGAAGTGGTACTTATAGAGCTAGATTCTTTGAGAATGGAACAGATGAGAGATTCCAATTGTCCAGAAATGGAAAGAAGCTAAAGAAAAAGAAGTCTATAGGCAGGATAGAGCCATTGAATTTCTTCTCAGACTCTGTGTCATCAGGTGGACAAGCTGCAATTCAAAAAATGGAGCAAATAATGAACAGATTTTTTGACAAATACGGAAAATGACATTATAATTTTACTATATTGAATTATGGACAACTCAATTTTAACATGCAAATATATAAATAAAATTCTAGCTGCAGATGACACCTTGATGCAAATGATTCCAATGAAGAATTTCAATGCATTGAGATTTGAGGCAGATGTAGTTAGGTATCCTTATGTCATTTATGGCAGATCTTCATTGACACCAATATACTCAAAGGAAGACACACCAGCATACTCTACTGTGCAAATAACTTATAACGTAGTGTCAGACAAATACTTAGAAGCAATTGAGATAGCCAATGCATTACGCCACGCATTAGAGAAAAAAGGATATAAGAACGATGACATATTTATTGACAGAATTAATTTACTATCTGTGAGTGAGTCAACAAACGAAGAAGCATATATACAAACATTGGTTTTTGAGACTGATGTTTGTTAATTATTCAACACCATTTTTTAAGACTAGTTGTTAGTCATATTTGTTTATTTAATTTATTTATTTTATATTTTATTATTTTTCGCGGGGCAGGATTAATTTCCTGCCTTTTTTGTATATTCAATTTTACTATTCAACATAAATGTTGAGCAGTTTTACTATATTCTATATATACAAATACATTAAAAATCAAATATATGAGTCAAATCAAAATACCAAGCGGTAACGATTTCGTTTTAGAGCTAATATGCATGAGACAAGTTGATACCGAGACAAAAGATGCGTTCGATATTTCGGTATGCACTAATGTGTCATTGAATCTATATGATGAGACAAGAGAAGATTATGTCCAATTGAATAGCTGGGCATTAGCAGACGGAACAACAAATGTGATTAGAGCAAATGTTGAGGGAACTGCTTTGCAACCACAGACAAAATATGGATTAGTCATAACTGGAGTTGATGAGAATGGAGAGAATTTCAAGACCAGAATCAGAGGCAGAAATTTCATCTATGTAGTTGGAAGCATTAGCGATGTTTCAGCTAACGATTTCATTACCAATCCGTTGACTATACAAGTAACAATGAATATCCAAGGCGAGCTTAAGCCAGTAAACTTCGATGACTTTGCAACTGTTGAAGTTGTTGATGAGAAAATAGCTGCAGCAATGGAAAGCATAGATCTCTCAGATTATGCAACCAAGAATGAGTTGAATCAGACAAACGAGGCACTCTCAGCAGAATCTCGCACTAGAAGCACTGTTGACCAAACACTTCAATCAGCTGTTGAAGCAGTTGGCACAAATTTATCCAGCAATTATTACACTAAGACACAAGTAGATGATATAGTATCTTCTATCACTGGACCTGAAGGAGTGACAAAAGAATATGTTGACAATGCTGTTAGTGGTGCTGTTGATGATGCAGCAGATTACACAGATGAGCAAATTACCACAACAACAGAGAAATATTTAGAAATTAGCAAATATAAAGATATGCCACTTACTTTCCACAACCCTGGAAATGAGGCAGTTAAATTAGGCTTTGGTAACTTTGGAGCTATTACAGATTCTTTTGGAAATGGAGCAGATGATGGAATGACCCAATGGAGCATAAAAGTTGGTGACCAGACTTATACAAACATATGTTCTTCACATTCAAATCAAGGTGATTCTAATTTCCTTATAGTTGAGATTCCTGCTGGAGAGAAAGCAGAAGTTCATGGCATAATTGAAAACACACATGGCTGGCTTTCCTTTGCATCAAATGGAGAGTTGACAGTAGAAGGAAATCTGGGATCAATACTCAATGACAGATTTAAATCATTCTCACAGGATAATTATGCTAGAATGTTCATGCATATAGAAAATCCACAATTTTACTGGGATGAGAATCAGACACAACCAATAGAAGTTCTCCAAGTAAAAGATTTTTCTCATGTTTATTGCGATTATACTAACTATATATATGAGAGTTTCACAAGTGATTTTATTCCTGATAACTATAATCCATTTACTTCTTTAACTTATGCGTTCAGCAATAATGAGTATGTTGAGAAATCTCCTGTATTTATTGCCTATGCCACTAGACCAAATAGTTCAAATACATCTATGGACTATGTTTTTAATGGATGTGTAAATCTTATCGAGTTTACAGATTTATCTATAGCTGTATGGCGAAACTGGGGTGCAATATTTAATGTTTATGGCAATGAGCCGAATGATCAATACAAATGTTGGACAGAAGGGTTTACAATCAATCTTCCTGATGGCTGTTATGATATTGACA